GGTGGTAGATCATAAGTATTTATATGGTCAGGACCCGTTTGACTAAGATAATATGTATTTGCGTCAGGGTCAGTCATACTTACAAAACTCTCATCACTAAATCTAATACTCTTTTCTAATTCACTATCAGTCTGACCATAATAACAAACTCCTAACCTATAAGTTGTCCCCGTTGAAGGTGGTGGTTCTATTGTGGAACCTGTTGTTCTAAAAGCCACATATTTAGTTCTACTATCTACCGATTGTGTGTGTAACAATTGTGCTCCTGCCCCTATTGTTACAAGATCTACCCCTTTATCTATTGCGTTTTCTCCCATAACTTAAATCTTACTTTGATATGCGGCTATTATATACCAAGTTGTTACTCCATCCGATTGGAACATATAACTATGGAACGGTGGTATAGCAGTTGTTGTCACATCATCTATTTCATCAGGGCTTGTTCTAACTAAATTAGTTGTTCCTGATGCTGTTAGATTTTTCACTACAAAAACTTCACCCTTTTCATCTTCTGCTAATGGAACCGTAATGTTGATGGTCTGACCTGTTGAATAACTTAAAACCGTATAATCTGTTTTTGTTACTATTGTATAATCACCTGTTACTGCTTTAATTGGTAATGATGTTCCTACCGAACCTCCACCTGCGACTTCATTAGTATATAAGTTTCCATTAGTTTTATCTATAAAAACTGATCCATAACTTATTCCGTGTGCTGTATTTGTAGTTTCGCCTGGTAGAGTTAAACTTGGTGTATATAATCTATCTACACTCGTATCATAGTAGTAATCAACATCGTAGGTTAAACCAGTTATACTTCCTGATGTGCCTGAACTTCCTGATGTTCCATTTATTCCTGAACTTCCTGATGTGCCTGAACTACCTGATGTTCCATTTATTCCTGAACTTACTGATGTGCCTGAACTTCCTGAACTACCTGATATACCTGAACTACCACTTGAACCTGATGAACCTGATGAACCTGATGTTCCTGAACTACCTGATGTTCCTGATGCTCCTGTTGATCCACTATTGGAATATACTAAACCTGTATCACTATCTATAAAAAGTCCCCAGTAGTTAGAAGGATGAATACTAAAATCTGTGGTTCCAGTCATAACTATTTGTGGTGTATATAATATATCATCAACATAAAAAAGGTCAGTATCAAAGGTTAATCCACTAATACTACCATCTATTCCTGATGTTCCTGAACTACCTGATGAACCTGAACTACCTGATGAACCTGATGTTCCATCCGTTCCTGATATACCTGAACTACCTGAACTACCTGAGGTTCCATCTGTTCCTGAAATACCTGAACTACCTGAAGTTCCATCTGTTCCACTTATTCCACTTGAACCTGAAGTTCCATCTATACCTGATGTTCCATCTGTTCCTGATATACCTGAACTACCTGAGGTTCCTGATGAACCTGAACTTCCACTATCCCCAGTTGATCCTGAATTGGAATATACTAAACCTGTTGCTCTATCAATATATAAACCCCAATACGAGGCAGCGTGTGTAGTGAAACCTGTTGTTCCTAACAAGTTTATCTCAGGAGTATATAATATATCAGTAGTAGGATCATACCAGAAGTTACTATCGGTTGTAACGCCTGTGAGCGAACCATCTAAACCTGAAGTGCCTGAACTACCTGATGTTCCACTTGAACCTGAACTACCTGATGAACCTGAACTACCTGAAGTTCCATCAACACCTGATGTTCCTGATGAACCTGAACTACCTATTGTTCCATCAACACCTGAAGTTCCTGATGAACCTGAACTACCTGAAGTTCCATCAACACCTGATGTTCCTGATGAACCTGAACTACCTGAAGTTCCATCAACACCTGATGTTCCAGAAGTTCCATCAACACCTGATGTTCCAGAAGTTCCATCAACACCTGATGTTCCAGAAGTTCCTGTTCCACCACCAGTTGAACCACTATTTACCCAAATTGAACCATTAAAAGTTAAAACTTCACCTGTTGTTAAAGTAGTAAAATCAACATCAGTTAAACCACTTAAAGATAATGGAAATGTTGTCCCACTTAAATTATATCTACCATCTAAATCAGTCCAATATACTCCACCAATATCATTTCTTGTGAATTGTAATATACCTGTGTTTATATCAAAACTAACTCCAGTAGTATAAGTATCACCTGCGTCTATACCATCTAATATATAATCTTTTACATCACCTAAAGTTGTTCTTTTAGCATCACTATAACTTGCGGCATCAACGACTATTTGTGTTGTGCCTGTTGGTGCGCTTTCATATGTAAGGTTTCTTATTCTACTATCAGCCATCTTTATATTCTTTTTTTCTAATCATATATATAAAATCTGTTTAATTTATAATGATTTTATCACTCGCATCTGTTAAAACATAATCGCCACTATCATTTTTCAACAAGAACCAAGTTTCAAAACTACCTTCTGCGATAGGGTCAATTTCTTTCATAAGTGTCACCTTACTACTATTTCTTTTTGAAGGGTCATATTCTACTTTTTCTAAATAATATACTTGTCCGTCTATTAAAACTCTATTTTTAAAGTTTAAAGCAGTTATATCATTCAAGTTCAAATTACAATACATTTCAACTATTCTTGAACTATCATCAATTAAATCATTCATATAGTTTTCCCAAAAAATCTTATATAAACCCCTTGTTGGATCATAACCACTAAATGTAAAAGTGTATCCTGTTTCTGTTTCATAATTTAAATCAAAACTAAAACCACCCATTATCTTTGCGTGTGTTCCCACCTTAGGTGATGTAATTGTTGCGTTTCTAACCACACCAGAAGTCCAATTTCCAAATTGTATATTTCCACCCTTACTTTCAATAAAAGCAACAAAAGGTTCAAAATCACTTCTATCATCAAAATAAGTATGTTGGTAATTTTGTTCCTCATATAAAACTGGAACATTCCAAATGTTTCTATTCTGCATCATATAACTCTGAAAATCAATAGTTATATCTTTATTCTCACTCAACTGAGGGTTCTGTAAATCTATAATCTTATCACCATAAGTTTCATTATAAGTATTTTTATATTGTGTTGAATAATAGTCAGTTCCTAACTTATGGTGGAAGCCTATATTGTTCGCAATGCTGCTTGATAATGTTTTTATTTTTATATCTTTATTATAATCTACTTTTTCAGTCCAATTTACTAAACCACCCTGCTTGTAAAACTCGTCCCTTGGTTCAATAAACAATTTATTCGGGTCTTCTTTATCTGCGTAAATGTAAAGATTAAACATCTTTATAAGGTTTCTTATAAAGGTAGATTGGTCCATATCAGGTAGTATGTTGTTTATTTTCACATCTGTTGTTGCCTGTTTATCTCTAACACAAATCAATTCTAAACTTAAACCTGCTACTTGCAGTGTTATTGCCTGCCCTCTACATTTTGAACCAGGTGGTGGTATTCCTAAATCTATTCTTTCTTGACCAACAGATATAATGATGAAATAAACATCACCATCATTTACATCAGTTAAAGATATATCTACTTCATAGTAATATGATGTTGCTAAGGGTGTTCCAGCATAAGTTCTTGCCATTGTTGATGTAAAAGTTCCAACGGTTTCTCTAATCTGTTCTTTTATATTCCACTTCATAACATAGTATCTTGTATCTACACCAGTTTCTAATGGACAATCACTTAAACCTCCCCTATCATTTGTTGCTTCAACTCTAAATCTAAGTATATGGTCATTTTCTGTCTGTGCTGCTGGACCTTTACCCATAAAAGTTCCACCTGAATATGCTGATGTTAAATAATCATCTATTTCATAATATACGGTTTGAAGTGAGTTCATTATAGCGTTGTTTCTATCTAAATCAGGTTTATATGCACCTGAACCTGTTGAAAAACTATTCGCAACATATTCACACATATGTAAATCATCATACTCTATTCCTTTATGTGATGGTAAAACCATTTGATTTATCATTCCTGATTGTGTATCACCATTAAAAAACTGACTTTCATAAGTATATCCTGAACTTTCATAAAAAATCCTATCAATAACTGCTCTTAAAAAAACTGCGGGGTATAATATATTAGCACTCACCGTATTTTCATAAGGAAAAGGCTTTGTGTCTTCCTCAATATAATAACCATAATCAATTATAGGGTAGGTATATACGCTATTTACTAAATGATAATTCATAGCATATCCTATTGTTGTCTCATCAAAAGTGTGATCTCCTGCGTTATAATTTACTCCATTAAAAGTAAAACCTGATGAAAAATCTAAATCTGTAAGTTTATTTCCACTAATTTCCTCAAAAAAGTTCTTTGCCTGATCAAATATAACTACATCATAAACAACTTGGAACCTGTCACCTACTTTAATCTTCTGTATTTCCTTTAAAACCAAATAACCTTCCATTACGGTTGCTTTATTTACCGTTAAAACACAATCGTGTCTTTGTGTCATATCAAATATAAAATTATCACCTTTTATTTCGTAAAGATGATTAAAAATTATATTGTTGTTAGGTGATCCAAGGACTTTAATTGTTTTACTAAAACTCGCCTTTCTTGAAGCGAAGTCTTTTATATCACTAACATTAAAAGTTAAAGGAATGCCAAAACTTTCCATATCCTTAGTATTTATATCTAAAGTTCCTACATCTTTAACAAGTATCTCTATAAAAAGTTCCATTAAACATTACTTAGTTTTTCAAAAGCCATCTCAAAATCAATTGTATAGTTGAATAATCTGTTGTTTCTTACCGTCTGTTCTTCATAACTTGTTGATGTTATAATAACTGGAAATAAACTCCCATCTATGTTGATATAAACATCAGGGCTTCTAAACAACTCCATTAAATCGCTTGCTTCTTTATCTTTTATCCAACCACTAATAACTCTGTGGTTTTCAGTTGTTGATACATTTATATTTTTTCTACCTCTATCTCCAACCGCATATGTCCATTCACTTCCTATTAAATGTCTGTGGTCGCTTTTAATTTCATTTTTACTTGTCTTAAATGATTTAGTGTCTGCCATTCTAAATGTAAATTGTTCATATGTTGATAAGTCGCCCAACCAAACGAACTTAACTCCATCGTGTTTATAACAAGTATGGTCTAAGTTTATTCTTAAAGTTTCACTCACATAGTCATTTCCATTTTTCAAATAAACCTCATACCAAATGTCGTCTGTATCTAAAATCGCTCCCGTTGTTGGTGCTCCTGTTGTCGCATTCACCATATCACCCGCTGTTGATATGTTATTCAATTGTGCGGGTCCTATTGGTAAAGTATAAATATATGGACTTGCTAATGTTTTTCCACTAATCGTATATTCAACTAAAAAATCTCCATTATAAACACTTATGTTTAATCTGTCCCAATCAGCATCTTCTGTTGTTGGTCCAAAACTACCAAAAAATGTATTCACAACTGCCGTTTCAGTTAAACTATATTCCCTCTTTTGTCTTGTTGATAAAAAAGTTGCGGTGTTTCCCGACCAAGGTATATAATCACCCATACTCCAAAAATCTCCATATTGTTTAACGCCTCTAAAAACATAAAAGCCGCCTGATTTATATAAAGTTGTTGCCCCGCTTGTTGCTCCAATATATTCTATCAATCTAAAATTATAATTGTATAGTGAGTTCGGTGCTGCTGTAAATGTCTCAACATCCCAGTTGTCTTTGTCTGTTCCAACCAAATCACCTAAAACCATATTAAAATTGTATATGCAATAATTGCTATTATTAGTATCAGGGTGTATCCACAATGTAAGTTCTTCTGTTGCTCCACTATTTAGTAAAATCACTTTATATCTAAACCCGCTTTGTGCCGAAAAGGAACTACTATAAACAATTGGTATAGTATTCACTACTGGCATTAAATCATAAGGGTCTTGTATTGCTGCTAAACTCATTTTCTTTTATTTATTTTTAATATGATTGTATATTGTTTCTTCCAAATCTGCTCTTGAAGCCTGTGTCATCAAGTCTGTCAGTTCATCATTAAAGTCAATCAAGTCTATCATTGGTTCTGTAAAAAGCGGACTTTCGGGTCTTGTTCCAACCTTCTTTCTAATTGTCCTCTTTTTTCCTTTTATTGTTGTAGTTGTTGTTATTGTTCTTATACTACTCTTTTCAAACCATCTGTAAGCATATTGTCCATATTCTGCGGGGTAGTATGTTATGTATAATGCCAACTTTGCTTCATCGCTTCCCTCAACATACGCTTTAATACTATCCCTCAATTTACCAGTATCAATATGATCCTGTTTAGTTAAAAGGTCAGTCATATCATCAACGACCTTCTTACCATACCTCTTCAGTGCGCTTTCTAATCTTTTCCAATGTATTCTGTCTGCCATTTTAATACCATATACTTTTACATAAAGAACCATCATCGGGAACTCTTATGTCTATTTCAACTTTAACTCCGCTCACACTATCATCCCACTTTTCAGTAAAAGTCTGTAAGTTTATCACGGTGTTTATATCTTTTATAAAATAAAACCCATAAGTCTCATCTTTATCCCTAAGGTAATTTATATATTGTATCATATACCCTGTCATATCACTCAAAACTTCTAATTCATTGCTCTCATCATCATAAACCAAATCAACCATATATAAATCTAATCTTAAAGTAAATAAACCATTTTGATATGTGTGGTTTTTGTAATGCGGGTCAATAACCAATAAAGGGTATTTTCTTGCAACTGCTTGAACCTCCCAAACATCTCCAATAAAACACTCATTTACACCTGAAAGCGCTATTTCACTCATCTTTGTTAAAACTTGATAGTATGTTTTGTCCATTATATTCCAAACTTTATTTTTAAATGCTCAATTATATTTATCGCACCTGACGCTATTAAACCTGCTAACAACACATCTGCTAAGAACAAACCTGAAAGTGCCGTAGGAGCCACCAAAAACAACCCAACGCCAACCCAAAAGGCACAACAAGTAGGGCAACTCAAAACATTTTTCAAAAATGGTAATTTCTTTTTAACCCATTCAACTTGTTTTCTAAACACACTTTCATTTACAATTATATTTGTAAGTCCGTATGTTGCTAATATAAATACTAATAATTCCATAATTTTTATGCTTCATTTTTCCAGTCCCTATCACTTTCATCATATCCTAAATATATTCCAGTAAAATAACTATCTGTTTTATTCGGTGTATCATAATAATCTAAACTATCAGGGTTGTAATCTTTATATTCAGGTAATTCAACTTCACATAAGTATTGTTTCAACTTATTTGAAAAGTATTCAAAATCATTCTGTATTTCGTCCCTCATTTTGTTCAAAATTGTTATATCCACAGGGTTAGAGTTGTCGCTGCTCTGTTCCATTATACCTTTGTTTCTTATCTTAGCGAAAACATATAACAAACCTCTCATTTGTGCTGACTTCATTAAAACATCAAAAATATAATCATCCAATAATGTCTTATAAGCAGTTTCGCCAGATATGGAACCTGAAATAATCTTTGTTTCTAATGCCTTATACAACCTTGTTCCTAAAATTGCTTGAACATCAATCTTCTGTGCGTCATATATACTATTCTCTAAAAGTTTATCTTCTACTGAATAGTCTATTGTGCTATACTCTTTCAAGTCATTCACGCTCATCATATATACTCTTGTGCTCATCTTATTTTTATTTATTTTTATTTCTTTTCAACTGAACCAACTTTAACCAATTTACATTGGCAATCTGCTTCACAATATGTTCCGTATTTTCCTGAACCAAAAGGGCTACTAAACTGATAAGAACCAAACCTCTGTCCGTCAATCTGACCTGGAATAGCAGTTTTTAACCATCTTTCCAATGTTCTTACTTGTCCGTTGTATCCAATTTTACCTGTCTTTTTATCTTTATCACAGGCAGGGCAATTTTCTTTTGAACCCTTTACTATTCTCCACATATATAAATCTTTCAAATTAGCATTTTGTAAAACCGTCTGTGCATTTGCCTTATCTATTTTACTTACTCCTGCGAAATCATAAGTCCATCTTTTTTGATTTACCGTCACTCCACTTTCATCTTCAATAATTGCGTTTTCATCAATTACATCTTCTGCTATTTCCAATGCTTCATAACCAAGTATTTCCCTCATCTCATCTTGTGTAAGTATTTCCCTCATAATGTTTTCACTGAAGTCTAATGAAATAGGTTGGTTTTCTAAAATCATTATATCGTTAAAACCATTCACCAACATTATCTTTTTAAAAGGATCTAAAACTGATTGTTGCTCAGGCTTAACAACGGTGTTGAAATATAATTCATAATTCGCAAGAACCTCTTTACCTGAACCCAATTTACCAGGTGTTGATATACCTACCAAGTTTTCATTTACTACTTTGTGTGCTATTAAAATCTGTTGTAATGTAGTTCTGTTCAACAAATCATATTGTTTATCTGCGTTAGATTGCTCCAAAATTGTTACCTCAGGTTTCTTATCACCCTCTGCATCATAAAATGCTAAGATGAACTTACCTGCTTGATTTGTTCCTGTATATTTTTCTTTGATTTTTCTTTCAATTGTTTCCCTTTCTTCATTTGTGGTTTCACCAACTGGAAAACCAAAAAATACTGAAGGTGCCATCCCGTTCTTTAAGTTATTAAAATGGAAGTTCGCAATTTCTGTATCTATCTGTATCCATTTTAACCCGCCTGTGTAATCAGGAAAAGCGTAGTAATTCAAAGCAGGTGTATATCTCACAATTGGAATAACCTGTCTTGGTGATGTTGCGGTCTGATCAAATATAGGTATTTCAATCGGCTTGTAATCAAACTTTCTATAATTGTTCCAATCTTCACTATAATAATAAGTTTTAATTCTGCCTTTGTCCCTTTTTCCCCATCTAACTTTTGATGCGTCTAAGTGGTATATTTCTGCTATTTGTTTTCTACCTTTTCCCCATATAACTTCAATATAAGCAAGCCCATAAATCTCATAGTCCATCGCACATTTCTTATATACATCTGTTAAACTATCATAAGGGTTACACATATCTATAAACGCTTGTGTTTTATCACTCCATTCTTCTTCGGGTGCGTCTTGAACCATTCCATCTCCACACATCATTCTTGTTTTACTCTCAATAATTGCGTTATGAATACCTGATTTATTAAAAAGATTTACCAATTCATCAGGAAAAAGGTTATTATCACCGTAAGGCACCCAATCTTTATTCACTTGAACCTTAAAATCGGGTAAAACGGTGTTTTCTTGATAGGAAAGTGCTGAAAATAAGAACCTTTCTTCATTTTTTGAACTATTATTTAATTTCATTTCTAATTTTTATTTTTTTATCCTCTATTATATACATATTTGTCCTTTGTCTCAACATAAGTTTCTGTATCATCAGGTGTATTTTGTGTTTTATTCGCATTATCAAAAATATATGCCTGTCCCAATTCTAATCTATTCAACTTTGTTGTTCTATCAGCCCAAGTATATACTTCATATTTATACCAACCTTCATCTAATTTTACATTGTTTGAACCATTTGAACCTGTGCCGCCTGTTATAGTTGTTAAACCGACATAGTTATATGTCTCAGGGTATTGTGATAAGTCAGCCACTGCGGCACTTTTTGTGGTTGATGATGTGTTTTTACTAAACTGAACTGAATATGTAAGTCCTGTTTCTATTGTTCCAATATATCTTTCATTTAAAGTCAAATAAAAGTATGTTGTATCGCTGTTATTGTATGGTAATCTTAAAGACATATGTTTTTTTTTACTTTTTATATAGTTTTACTCACTTATATATATAAAAAAAAGGACTTTTCATCAAAGAAAAGTCCTTTTATCAATAAACTATTTATTTTAATTCTACCAACCTGATGGTTGTGCTCCTGCTACATACCAACTTTGTGTTGTCACATCTATTGTGTATGCTTTGTAAGTTTCTGCTCCAGTCAAAACAATTGTTTCACCGTTAAGTTCTTCAAGTTTTGAACCAGATGATCCACCTGCACCTGCACCTAATTGTAAGCCTCTATCGGACCCTATCATCCAAGTCACATCGTTGTAGTCAGTCAAAAATGCTACTAATTCACCTTTTGTAAGTTCCATAATTTCATTTCTTAAAGTGTTGCTCATTTTTCTAAAAACAAGTGTAATGATTGGTGTAAAATGCACAGTTGTCATTATTCCATCACCCACGATTGCTTCTGTCCAGTTAGAGTTGTCCTTTAAAAAATCATATGTATAACCAGTATAACCAGAATATAATGTTGATGCAGATACTACACCAGCAGTTACGGTCATTCCTGTAAGGTTAAAAGCGGCTTTTTCATAAATTGCTATTTTCTTGATACCACCATAGGAACTGTCACATCCCTTAGCATATCCACTATTACTTAAACAAGCCATAATTTTTTATTTTTATTTTTTAGGACTACTCCTATTGTAAGTTTTGATTGTTATGAACAACTAAATCGTTGAAATATACACCAACTCCAAACTTAAATGAACCAAGTAATCTAACTTCAACATTGTCTTTTGAATACCACATATCCAAATCACCATCACTTAAACTATCTGTTACGAATACCAAGTTAGATGCTGGAGTCAAGTAGAAGAAGTCTGTTCCTCTTAAACCACCAACTCCCATAACTCTAATGTCGTGACCTGGAATAGTTACTTATAATGTTTTACCTGCTACATTATCTGCATAATTGTAAAGATTAGCACTTATCAAATAAGTTACATATTTCTTAAAGTTAGCAACACTCATATAAAGTGTTAAATCGCCTTCTGTATATGCTCTTTCATCAACATTTGAAATCATTAGATTTACTGCTGCGTTGATGTTAGCAGTTGTAAAACCACCTGTGTAATAAGCAGTTGAACTACCTGATACATAAACATCACCAGTTGCTCCTGAAAGGAAAGATGCTACACCATCACATAGTGAGTTGTTGCCTGTTCCATTTGTGCTATCTGCTTGCCAAAACATTCTATCTACTTCTGCTTCTAATGCGCCCATTTTATTATCCACAATATATTGTGCGAAAGGGAAAGTTTCAGGGTTTGAACCCTTAGCCATCAATTGTCCATACCATAATGGTTCTAATGTTTTAGGGCATAAAGCCTCTTTATAATCTACGGAACACACTGATACTGAGACTTGTGCTAATAGTGTATCACCACTAACGGTCCATCCGCAAGCCGCTGATTGTAGATATAAGTTATGGTCTAATGTGTTCAACTTTACATCGCCCTTTTGTCCCACAAGTATTTGAATACCTGATGCGATTGTTGGTGCTGAATATAATGCAGTTGCTACTAAACCTGTGTTCTCATTGGTGAAGTCTGTTAAACTTTCACTCCAAGCGAAATCATATTTTTTACTCATTTTATTCTATTTATTTTTTGTAAGTCTTCTTATCGCCTCAAGAGTGTTCATTCTTTTTTCTAAAGAACTCAATTCTCTTTTTTCTTGCGGTTGCTGACTAATACTTTCAACTTCAGGTTCTACCGAAAGTTTTTCAATTCGGCTCTTCATTTGAACCTCATTTTCTTTAAACTTTGCCAATTGTGATTTCATTTCATCAACCACAACTTTCAAGTCATTATACATTTTCTCAAAATCTTCACCCATAGGCACTTCCTCTGGAGTGTCTTCCACAGGTGCTTCCATTGGTGTAATTTCAGTAATTAAACCACCTGCGATAACGAACTTATCTCCACTTTCCAAAACATATTCACCATCTTCAACAGGAGTTTCAAATGCTTCATCAACAAAAACTGCGGTTTCTAAACCCCACTCCCCATCAAAATAAACAATTGTTCCATCTTCTAATGTTGCCTCAGCCAATTCAACTTCAGTTGTATCAACTACGGGTGTTTCTTCAAGTATAACTTGCTCTTGTGGTAATTCTACCATACCTAAAATGGATCTCATTTCATTTAAAACTGCTTTATACTTACTCATTACTTAAATGTTATTTTTTTCTTTGTGGTAATATATATAAAAAACCTCATTTTAACATATTTTACTCCAAAGTGCTCAAAATCTTCCTGATTTTTTCTATTATTTCTAAATCATTTGACTTCTCACTCTTACTATCAAACTTCTCACTCAACCACGCTTCAATACTAACACCAGTAATCTCACCGTTTTTAATTTTTTGTTTAATGTCTTCATTTTCAATCTTGTAAGATACTACCCAAGTTCCATCAGGTATATTTTTGAAGCCATACTTTGTTATCAATTGGTCTTGTTGATTTTCAACTATCCAACTATAAATCAAATGAACTCCCTTGATAGGGTTTTGATGTTCCTCTGTTGCGTTGATGTGATTGCCGCTAATTAAAAAGTTCTGTGATAGTTTTTTGATTGTTTCTTTTGAAAAATATACATAATACTCTTCATTGGTGGTCGGGTCATATCTATATATTCTTTTCTCAGGTATTAAAGCGGGTGACACAATTATACCTTGTTCTTCATCTATAACTTTACCAAAAACATAATTGTTCTTTTCATTTTTGAAATATATTAAAGGTTGCTCTATTGCAGGTCTTGATACGAACCCCATTGCTGATAAAAAGTCTTTGTTCTCATCATCAACAACTAATTCTATTTCCATTATATCGGGTTGTGGTTTCTTACTCATCTTTATCTATTATTTTTTGTGCTATCATACCGAAGATGATGCCTAAGCATACTGCTAAAAAAATTGTTATTGCCCAAGCGCTAAACATATCAATATATATCTTTTTTTGACATTTTACATATTATATATCATTTTCCTCGGGGAACTCAATTTTCTTTTGTCTTTCTACTGATGATGTATATGTTTTTACTGCTATAATTGCTGATGCCGCACCAAAAGTTGAAATCAAAACCGTAGCATCATTAAAAACAAATGAATATATACTACCAATTATTAGAACTAAGTATGCTAATAACTTGCTGAGTGTTAAATCAATACTAACCTTTACCATTTATTCTATCTAATTTTTTCTTTCTTAGTTGTTTTAATCTATATTTTCTCATTGCTTCCATCCACTCATCAGTATATCCACCGCCTTTGATAACTTTATTTTCCCTAATCATTTCCCTCAATTCTTCAATCGCTGTCATTATAAAGTTGCTTCTGTTTCAATTGCTTCTACTCTATTTTGTGTAGAAGTTATATCAGTCTCACTAACATAAACTTTCTTATTGTTTATTCCACCTACTATTGCTGATATACTTGCTGATGATAAACTAATGCTTCCATCGCCTGTTGAAAAATCTTCACCACCGCCTGTTGTATTTGCTATACTTGCTATATTTCTAAATGATGGATTACTCATACTTGCTGCGTTTATTATTCCTTCACCGCCTTCTAATTCTCCAAATGGTGTTGCGATGCCCCCTTGTGCGTGTTTCGGACCAGATATAATACCGCCTTTAGCAAATTGTTGCTGACTAATTGCTGCTATTTGAACCGCACCCATTGCCGCTACTAACACACCTGATATAATACCTATTGGTGATGGTGGTGGATTTTGTGCTATTGCTTTAACAACACCCATCGCAGTATCAATTATCGCTGATATAATCGCAGCCCTCTTTTTCTTTTCACCATACTCTTTTCTAATCTGATCCTGTTTTGCTGCGTTTCCTTCTGCTGCTTTTAACTCCTTATTCATCTGTTGATCAAGAACGGCGCTATAAACATCCATACTTTTCTTAGCGAAATCTAAAACCTGTCCTATATCTTTTAATTTCTTCTGTAGTTTATCATCATCCGCCTTTTTTTCTACCCTATCTGCTTCACCTTTTATTTCAGCCATCTTTCTTTGATGTTCCTCTTCTAATAATTCTATTTCTTCGGCAGTAAGCATTTTATTTTCTAATAATGCATCAAATCTTTCCTGCTCCTGTTCTAATTTTAATTCATAAAACTCTTGGTCTGTTTCAGCATCTTCTAAAGCCCACTCTTTTGTAAGTTCTGCTTTTCTTAAAAGGAAAGCATCATACCTATCTATATCTGCCTGTATCTCAGCATCTATTTCATCGCTTCTTGTTTTTCTGCGTTCTGCTTCTTCTACCGCTGCTTTATCTGCTATTCTTTTTCTTAAACCATTTGCGAACTTCATATTTTCAGTATTTCTAACTGCTGCGTTGGTTCTTAAATTGTCTAATTCTGCTTCAGCATTCGCTATTGCCACCAAATCATCATTGGTAGTCTGCGTTAAAGCCAAATCAGCCTTCATTAAAGCAATCTTTTCTTGTTGTAATCTAATTGCTCTATCTTCTTCTTCTTGAATAAGTTCCATCATACGGTCTGATGCCGCTATTCTTTCCTCTATGCTTTTTGTTTCATCCTCACGAACTCCCTTCAATTGTTCTAATTCTAATCTATTTCCAGCAATAAACTTATTTAATTCAGCCTCATTTATTTTCAATTGTTCCTGTCTTTTAATAAAATTGTCTGCTGCTGCTGATGCCTTATCATACGCATCTCCAATACCTGATGCACCTTCATATACTTTCACGGTTAAATCAACTATACCGTCTGCCATAAGTTTAAAACCATCAGCAGTTTCCTGTGCGTTTTTCTTTGCCGCATCAAAATATGCCTGACTTTTTGCTTTTGCCTCATCATCAAATATACCTTTAACTGCGAGTGCTGCGCCCATCACCCAATTTACGGTTGCTTTAAAGCCACCAGCCATCATACTAAAAAACCCTGTAAATATATCTTTAACAGGTCCTCCAATAACTCCTACTAATTGGTTGAATAAAATTGCCATTGTCTTTGTCGCCTTATTCAACCAGTCCATAACTGCTTGATTTTCTTTCAATAAGTTGAATAATGCTGCTATTGCTGCTAAAACCAAACCTATTCCTGCGGCTTTCAATGCCGTTCCTACGCCTTTAACTGCGGTTCCCATTGCTCCAAAACCCTTCTTGGTTCCTTCTGCTTTCTTACCAACCTCTTCAACTTTTTTTCCAGTTTCGTCCAAGTTTTTATTCGCACTACTTGTGTCTGCTCCTATGTGGTATGTTATATTATAAGTATCACCAGCCATTACTTTATATTATTTTTTAAATCAAATATAATCTTAGCCATATCTGTAAAAACTATACTAATCTGCTTTGTGTGTAAATCAAACATATTTGATATAAATGTAAAATGTTTAATCAACAATTTGTCTTTTTTATTTAAATCTTCTATCGTCATTTATCATACATACTTTTTTCCTTTATTAAACTCAACCAATTCAACACCTCTAACAATCTTTTTCCATAAATAGCCTCAGTTTTAACTAAATCACCATCCACCAAATTATGTAAAACCAATTGCCATCCCCACTTTTTGTAAAACTTCTCACTCTTGGTGTCCTCCAAATCTAAATCTGTTCGCTTTGTTTCTTCTGTTCCTCCAAAAAGTCCTCTAAAGTTGTTATATATTTCGCTCTTAAATTGGTAAAAAAAAACAACGCTCCAAATACCTTGTCCATCATCATATTCTTTTTAAAGAAGTCTGCTCTTTCTCTAACCGTCTCACTATCATACTCTTCAATCTTCAACTTTCTTTGATAAAATCTTTTCTTCTTTGCGGGTCTGTATAAAATAGCCATTATTAAATGTAAGTTTTCTATAATTAAATCTGTATCCTTCGTCATTTCCTCTAAATCTATATATTGGTCAAATCTCATATTGCTCAAATTGTAATCAAAAACATAAACCTTTCCCTTCACATCAACGGCTTTAACTAATTCATATTCGGTCTTGTTGAAATATACTAACAGGTTGTCTGTCAGTTTCTTCAAATCTTCTAACTCTATTTTTCTAATAATCTTCTCATCTATCCCTGTTAAAACATTCAAATATGTGATGAGTTTTTTAATTTCATCCTTTTCCTCTATTCTGTTTAACTCTTGGTATGTTGCTATATTCAGTTCCTTAAATAAAGTAGGAACTTTATATGTCTTTTTATCTATTGTTATCTTTATCATCAGTTATATATATAAAATTGTTTAATTTTTTAAAGGTGTCCCTTTGTTATCTTACTAAAAGTCTGCCATACTCTACCTACACAAGCACCACAAGTGGGACTATCTGCCCTCAAATAAAATGCGTTATATAAACTGAACATTTCCCTCAACTCTTCGTGTGTTGCTCTGCTTCTACCTTTTAATCTTCTCATCACATCTATAATCTTCGGGTATAGTTCTGCTCTTGTCTTTTCTAAAGGTGTTCTCAAATCAGGTGCCTTTTCAATTTTTCTTTCTAAGTTTTCTTCAACATCTTTCTCATCAGGTTTCTTTAATGGTAGTTGAAAAAATGGTTTCTTTTCCTTGTAAAATGCCTGAAGTTCTGACCAACTCATTTCTTCTAAATCTTCATAGCCGTTGTCTAATAGTTGTTTAATCACTTCTTTTTTCTTCATTTCTATCGTTTATTTTATTTAATTCTTGTTTTATTTTTTTGAACTTTGTATCTAATGTCGGCTTCGGTATTTCACTTTCCTTTGCTATCTTGTTTATACTATAACCCTTTGTTTTAATCTTTCTGTATATGTAATCTTTATAAACCTCTTTATGAACGAAAAACATATCAACCTGTTCCAACATCAATTCAAAATCTTTCATACAAACCTCAGTATTTCTGTCGTGTAATTCTTTATGTTTATTCTCATCAAAATCTACATACTTATATTTATTAAAAGTCCTTTGATATGGACTTGTTTTACTAAAACAATTTACCTTATACATCGCCATAATATACTTTGATGCCTCATTGTTATTTATTAGCAATGAAGTCTTACCAGTATCCATTTCTAAAAACTGAATAATGACTTCTTGAAAAACATCATCAGGTTCTTTAACATTTATTCCAATCGTCTTTTGTTTTATTATATCATAATTCTCACTGATCCAGTTCCTTATCATCAATGCTATTATTTTTTTCCTCATATTCCTTTATCAATTGTCTAATATATTCCCTGAACTTAGGTGCGGCTTCTATTGCTGCTACTAAACCTTGTTTCTGTAATATATCATCAGGTGTCTTATTACTAAAATCATAAGGCTTTCTTTTTGATTTATTTTCGGCTTCTCGTTTATCTGCCATTTTTCTAAGTATCTTATCTCTATTCTCTAAGTAATATGTTTTCCTGTTTTCTTTATCTTGTTCATACTTTTCAGCAGACTTTCTGTTTATGCTTTCTCTATTCTTTTCATAATGCTCTTTCTGCTTTGCCCTTATCTCCTCCTTATGTCTTTCGTAGTATGTTCCTTTTTTACTCATTTTCTTCATATTCTTTTATCAATTGTCGTATGTATTCCCTAAACTCGGCAGGATCATTTTTGTTTTTTCTTTTTTCTAAAATCTTTTCTTTATTCCTTTCATACCACGCCTTCTGTATTTCTTTACATCGTTCAGGGTTCTTCTTTCTATACCCTTTCATATCTTCAATAAGTTTCTTACTATTCTTCTTGTAGAATGCTTTATTATATTCTTTCTGTTTATCTGTAATTGCCATCAATATATAATTGTTTTATGTCTCACCCTTTTCATTTCGTAATACATCCTCATCATCAACATATCACTATAATCAGGGCTTCTGCCTATGTGTTGTTTAATTTTATCTTTTGAAATAATGCTTGTCTTGCCTTCGCTATCAGGGTCGTTCAATCTGTGTGCCTGTAAATCTTGTATTATTTCGTCCCTATGTTTATCAACCAATTTTATCTGATCAGATAAATCTGCTAATTTCATATAACACTGACTTCTAAGGTTCCTATAATTCTCATTATTCAATGCTGAACTGCCGCCCTTAAATGGAACACAACCTTTCAAGTAATCTGCCACACCTATTCCTAAACCGTCTGCGTCAATTATAACATTCTTTATTTTAACATTAAAAGTTTTCATCTTTTCCTTTATATAATTCACAACCATCGGCGTATCAGCCTTATCATAAGTGTATATATTAAAACACTCCAACCCGTTCCAAACTCCTATAACCGTTTTATCATTTCCAATGTTCGCAACATCACAACTTATATATTTTTCACCCGCTATCGGGTCGTTGTAAAACATCTGTAAAATCTGGTCATAACTAATGATATTAAAATCTTCATCAGCGTATTCCCAATTGCCCCATCTCAATCTTTGAACGGTGCCTTGGTCTAATTGTTCTAAGTTGTCAATATAGTCCCTGCTCACATAACTATTGTCGTCTGGAAGTCCTAATATAACTTTTCTATACTTAGGTAATTCATTTGATTTGAACGGCTTGTAGTATTTGTTGTATAACCAACCCCTATTCGGGTTGCTCACTAACAATAACTTAGGTTTCAAATTATATTCAATCAACATATGTGATAATCTTGTCTGGAGTTTATTTATTGCGTTCTCACTAATCTCACTTACTTCATCAACCCCTGCGAATGTTAAACTTAAACTCATAATTCTATCAAAATCAGGGTCAGAAGGGTTGTTATATAATTCAATAAAAAAAATCTTTGAACCATTTTGAAAAGTAATAACCATATCGCCTCTGTTAAATGTAAAATGTTTATCTTCTTTCAAACCCTGATGCCTGAAAAACTCAAATAAAGTCTGTAATGTTGTTTTCTTTAAACTCGTCAATCTTGAACGACATATCGCACCGTGTATCTGCGGAAAAGCCAAGCAATATATGGTTGCCCAAGCGCACAATAAGTATGATTTGCTTACACGGGCTGCGCCCCCAAATAAAATCTGTGTATTGTCCTTATCAAAAAGGTAGTTCCACACCTTGTATTGTATTGGTAATGGTCTAAAAGTTATGTCCAAGTTTATGGTATTTGTTTTATATCAGGTCCTTCTATTTTATATTGCTCATCTGGAGGAACTACATTTATTCTCAATGGTTCTTTAAAACTTGTTTCCTGTTCAATTCTTTGAACCTCTACATATCCTCTTTCTTTGCCCTTACATTTCAAATAAAATATAATCGCAGTTTTATCTTCATCCCTAATCAATTTCAATAACTTGCTCTCAACAAAATCTAATGATATTTCTTTTATATCACTAACATTTTTCCTAAAATCATCATCCTCATCCAACCATCTATAATAAACTCCTGTTGGTATTCCGTATGTCTGTAAAACAGGTGTAAGTATTCCAAGGTTTTCCTTCAACATCTTCAACACCTTTTCCTTCATTTCTTTCGCTTCCTTTATTGTGTATTTCTTCTTTCTTGCCATTTTTTTATCCATTATATTTATAAATTAAATCACCGTTCTCATCTTTCTCAATCGGTGTTAAAATCTTCTCATACATTTGATATATCCCCTTCTGTTGCTTTGTGTCATTCCACAAGTGGTGTATATAATCTTTCATTGTCAGTCCGTAGTATTTCGCCCTGTTTTGATTTGAACCTGAGTTAAAACCCTCTGCTCCCACATAAGGCACATTTTCTAAGTGCTTCATATCGTGTGATATATCACCCCAACTCACAAACCCATTTTTCTTTGCTATCAATAATGCTTCTGTAAATTGTCCGTGTGAGTAGTTCCAATCTTCGCTTAAACCGCAACAAGATCCGTTCGCACACTCTTCTTTGAAGTGTGCATCACTCACATAAAATCTCATTCCAACCTCATCGCAGGTCTTCTTCATATCCTTAATATATATTTCTTTAACCTTCCTGCTCAATCTTAAATAACCATTTCCATCGCTATATTGTTTATAAAACTTCAGTGTATTCATATCCGTCAAACTATCAAAAACTTTCATATTTTCTTTCATAATTAAACTCCTTACATCTAAACAAAAGAACTCTGTGCTTATTGCCGTTGCCCCTGCTTCTGCTGCTTTTCTAATAACCTCTTTGTAAGATGGTGTTGATATACCTATAATAAATGGTCTCAATCTAAGGGTTACGCCTCCTATTAAATTGTTGTCTGTCAGTCTTTTCATCGCTGCTAATCTTTCTGTTGGTGTTGGAACTCCTTTTTCTATCCACTTCGCCTTTTCTTCGTCCATTGTAATAATGCTGAACTTCACATTCCAAAAATCATTATCTCTAAAGTATTTCATATATCTTTCATCTTCTGTCCAAAAAACTCCTTTTGTTGAAAAACAAATCGGGTATTTTATTTCGTGGAAAAACTCTAAAAGTTCTAAGGTTACACCCCTGCTTCTTTCTATGTTGCAGAAAGGATCTGTGAGCCCGCCCCATTGTAATGTCTTCCTCTGTTCTATATACTCGTTAAATTGTGAGTTCTTTATCTCCCCTCTAAACAACTTTTTAACCTTCTCAACATTTACTGCGGTAATCTTTTTGTTTAGGTAATTGTCTTTGCTTTGCCCTATTCCTTTTTGAAATTGTGAAAAGCAATATAAACATCCAAAACCGCAATTTGAATATGTATCAAATGTCATCGGCATACTACAATCATAAAGTTCATAACTCCATCTTGGACTTCCGTAGTATTTTGTTGGTTCTTTCTTTTCTACCATTTAGTTATCATTTCTTTTGTATAGTGTGATCCGTCTGCTGTAATGCCTAACAACTCTCTAATCGCTCTCAACTCATTAGGGTTGTTGTATATAATCATAAACTTATAGTCCAAATCTGCGTTTTCTTTCTGTGCTATTGTCTTGTTAAATAAACCTCCCGAATATGGTGTATCTAAACCCCAAACATCAAGGTTTTCAAAACCCCATTCTTTTAATCTCAACCAGTTCCAATCACCAAAAGTTAAATTATCTTTGATTAAAAATTGTTCCTTTTCCTTTTCTGTTAAACCTTTTGCTTCCCTCAACCAATTATCAGGTATTTCCTCATATCCCATATCTAACATCGCTCTCAATCTTTGATTACCTGATATAACCTCCATATTTTCATCATAAATAATTGGTCTCAATTCCATCATCTTTCCAAATTGCTCAATGGAACCTTTCAATTTATTCAACTTTGCTTCTGTTATTCCCCTCGGGTTCTTTTTCCCAAATCTCAATCTATTTATTTTCATCTATTACTATGTTTTTTATTTCGTTTAATGTAAGTATTCTTTTCATCTGCATAAGTCCCAATGTCTGTGCCATCCTTTCCTTGTCTGCTATTGGTATTGTAATCGTAACAAATTTATTAGTAAAACTTTGCCCGCTTATAAGTGCGCTTTCAGTCTGTAATGCTTCATTGTTTTCTAAGTCTAAAAAGTATTCTGCTTCTTCATCTATTCCTTCATAATCTTCATCTATTCCATCCACCTCTTCCTCTGTGTGAATAATCTCAGGTTCATCGTTATTTTCATCTATAATGAACTCAAATGTATTCTGTGATGTCGGCTCATCAAACTCAACCTTCTTTTCAAAAACAAATGGTAAATCTAAACCCCAATCTACTAAATCTGTGCTCTCAAAATCAACTTCAATTTTGCTCCAGTCCCAATAGCCGTAGTTCAAATTGTCTTTCACAATAAACTCCTGCTTTTCTTTGTCTGTAAAATCTGTTTTCTTTACTACCCAATCGTTAGGTATTTCCTTATAGCCCAATTCAACCAACGCTTTAAATCTTTGATTGCCTCCCAATATAATGTTGTTCTCATCAATAACAATTGGTCTATAAGTCATCATCTTCTCAAATTGTTTAATGCTTTTCATCAATTTTTTCAAATGTTCTTCTGTAATCTGCCTCGGGTTTTCTTCATTTTCCCTAAATGTATCTATCTTTATCATAATTCAATTCTTTTTTTCGGTTTCATCTTCTTAAATCTAAGTGATGTCTTGCCTTCCTTTTTAACTATAACGCTGCTGATATAATCAGGGTATTTATTCAACATCTTGTTAGCCGTTTCCCACTCAGTAATATCATCCCTGCCTTGGAAGCCTCCTTTCTTTCCGTAGTATTCAACCTTCAATGCCATAAAATTACACCTTAAAATCGCTCCCTGATATGTAAAATGTTGAATGCTTTTCTCAAAATCACTCTTATCGCTTATCGTAATTCTCACTTTCTTATTGTTTATCACAAATGAAAAAGGGTCCATAATCAAACTCAACCCAAATGTAAATCTTCCCTTACTATTCTTCATATAAAAATCGTTAGCCACGGGGTAAAACCCTCCATAAGTAATGTTATTCTTCTCCATAATTCTAAAACACTCTTTTATAACTATATATAAATTGTCCTTGTTTATTTCAACCAACTTTTGAACTTCATTCGCAATTAGTCCGTTTCCTTTTAAATATAAAATTGTGCTCACATCATCATTCATATAAATAATCTTTTGCCCTTCATCAAAATAATCTGTTATAAAATTATCTACTGCCGCCACCCCTTTCGGTGCTTTAACTATATTTATTTCCTTATATTTTTCCTGATACTCTGTCTTGTCTTTGTCTGTTGATACAAACACATAAACTTTGCTCAAATCAAAACCGTATTTTAATATAATTTTTGAATATGTTTTCTCATAAAACCTTTCCAATCTTTCGTGACTTTTAACTACAAATACCAAACCTTCAATTATTTCCATCTTTTTATGGTTTTTTTATTTTTATACTTTTATATATAAAATGTTGCCGCCCCTCTTTTTAGTGCGGGCCAAAAAAAAGGAATAGCCGTTTATTGCTATTCCTTTACTGATCGCACCACACCTTTTTTAATAAAATGAGTTGGTGGTCACGGTCGTTTTAATCTAAATCTATGAAAGGGTTTCCCACTTGATCTCCAAATAAGTAATCTTTCTTTGCTTTAATGTGTTCTTCTTTCAACTCTAATTCAATCAAGTCTCTAAGTCTGTCTATATCAATACTATACTTTTCCGCAATTTCTTTCGGTGTTGAATAGTTATTCATATATTCTTTAACTGCTTTCTGTTCTTTCTTTCTCATATCTTATTTATTTTTTTCAATTTCAACTTTCTTTCATATTGGTCAAAAATCTTTTCATCATTCACTCTTGCATCATAAACTCCTTCAGGTATAAGTTTCCAATAATAACCAAAACTCACACCACATTTATCGCAGGAATACTTCCTACCATAATGCGGGTTGTCCCATAAACTTATATCTACATCATCAACAAAATCAAGTCTTGCATTACATATGCAACACTTTTCATCAACCATCTTTTTAAACGGCTTCCAACAATATAAATCATCATTAAACTTAAACTTGCTATCAAGTATATCTTCAATAAGATTTCTTCTTTCTAAATCTTTAATCGTTAAATCTTTTCTTTCTTTCATATCATTCATTTATTTTTGTTCCATCTTGTTTTTTTAGGTAATACACACGGTGATAAATTACATACTTTACAATTCTTTAAACATACCGAATGTATATCATTAGTAGAATAGTTCCGTTTTTCGTTCTTACCTAAAAAATCGCCTACAATTTCAATTTCAATCTGCTTTCTCATATCATTTATTTTATTACATTAAAACTATCCCACGCCGAAGGCGTGCCCCACTTTAACTTAAACATAAAAAAAGTTTAAGTCTCAGTCTATTCCTGTGCGCCGAAGGCGCCTCCCATCCTTAAAGTCTAAATCTTTTTTTGTTTTTTTGTTTCAGGGGGCAGAGTGAGACGCAGTCTCACTCTTTTTCTTAAAAGGTTTAGGGTTTAAGTATGCCTTGATAATATAATTTTAAGGGGGAAGGTCCCCTTACCTTATCTTATCTTATCTTATCAGCAATGATTACATAACATATGCTATGTTTTCTTGCCGTATCTTTTAGCCATCGCATTTTTACCTCCCAATGATTTTAATTTACAGGCGTTTATGTATTTCTCCAAGTCATTTTTCAAATCTTCTTTGATGTTCTTGAATACTACCTTTAACAACCTATCTTCTAACTCAGGTGGTTCTAAATCATTTACATATCTAAATATATGTTTAAACAATCTTCCTGCTTCTTCGTCAGTCAATTCTTCAATTTGATGTATATACTTGTTATACATCTGGAATGCGGGCTTGTTCAACCCATCTTTACTAAGTTTCATATCTATCTTTTATTTTTTTAACATATGTTATGTTATGTTATGTTATTGTCCTATATTTCAAAAAAGTTTGATTTATTCCTGATGTTCCATATAATCTTTTAACCCATTTGCTGCTACCAATATACTTTTTGCTCTTTCAACCAAACTCATATAAGTTTTCATAACTTCATCTTTATCTTCGGTCAATTTATAACCATTTCTACCTAATGAAATGATTGGTTTATTATCAACTCTAAGGTCGTGAATAATTGCTTGTAATTTAACGGTGGTCAAACCGAACAATTGTTTAATCTTTTCACCTGAAATAGTCTTGTCTTTGTTTTCAAAAAAGTAATCTGCTACTGCTTCATAATCTTCTTTGGTGTAATTCTTTCTTTTCATATCATTTTAATTGTTTTTTTCTATACTATCGTATAGGTTATTTGCCTTATCCACATCTTCTTTATGTGTCAAGTAATATGTCAAAAGTAAATCTTCAACCGTGGTTGAAAAGGCTTTCTTCTTAAACATACAATATACTTTAACTTTATTAAGTAAATCTTCATTTAGTAATAAACTTACGGGTGCTCTGTCAATTTTGTCTTTCTTGTATTTCATTTCTTTTGTGTTTTTTTTTATTTATCAAAGAAGTCTTGGTTATCTTCAATTGTTTCGTTATAATTCTCTATGGATTCTTCTATACCTTGCCAAAAGTCCTCTTGTATCTGCTTATCTGTTGTTCTAACTTTCCTCTTGAACTTGTAATACTCATCGTATTCCCATTTATTAAATGGTGTATTCCACCAATCATCTAATTTTTTCTTTTTCATATCTTTTCAATTTTTTCTAATTTTTGTTTTTTTTGCATCTTCAAATAAAGTTTCTCATCAGGCACAACGTCAAAATGTTCCATAAAAGTCATTCTATACCCTTCAACTCCAATTGCTCCACAATTGTTACAACTCCAAGTCAACTCCAAGTCCATATAATCATCACGACCTTCTTGGTCTGTATATTCTAATGCCATTGCTTCACATACAGGACAAATGCCAGGCTCAGTATATTTTATTTCTATTTCCATTATACTTTTACTTTTTTAGGCTTGTATAACTTGGTGTTAAATGGTATGTTATAAATACCGTATTTTTGTGCATATAACTGATTTTCTATCTGGACCTGTTCCCTGTTCTTGATAATATAATTCTGTTTTCCCAAGCCGTATAATACCTGTAATGATACTGCCATCCAACTCTTTGCTCCTACAACATCTGCATAAGCAGCAGCCCAATAATACCACTCTTGCGTATTCAAATAATCAGGGTCATTGGTTAGTTCTTTTTTCATTTTTGCCCATAATAAGTTTCTCACTTCATCTGTCCATACTCTTTTTGTTCTTTTCATATCTGTAATTTTTTTTTAATTGTTAATTGTTTTAAAAGGTTCTAAGAGGTTTTAGCCTCTTACTATACTATGCCTCATCTTTTCCTATTTGGTTCGTTACATCTCTCCCCATACGGCTTAAACTATCAATTATCATCTTAGTCCTGAAGTCTCCAAACCCAATACTCAATTCATAATTCTTACCATCATTTATCTTTCTCACTCTTGTAATTTCATCTTCACCATCCACCTTATATTTAAACAGGTAGAATTGGTCTGCTTGTCCGATATATTCTAATTTCATATTCATATCCATAATCTTATTTTAATTTTTCAACCAATTGATTTATCTTTTCATCTGTCTGTAAAGATTTTTCATCAGGAAGCCAATTTCTAATCTTATTCCTTATCTCTTCATCCTCTTCCTTATAATTTGCGGCTCTACTATTATCAGCCTTTTCTAACTTATTCCTATACCTTGTAATTTCTGCTTTACTTTTCATATCTATTATTTTATTTTTGTGTGTTTATGTTTTTATAGTGTTATATATTAAAAAAGTTTGCTCTAAAACCTGTTTTTTGAAAGTTTTTTCAAATTTTTTTCTAACTCACTGATTTACTTATCTGTTCCAGTTTCTTTCTTCTTTGTGTTTTGATAACCTCGGTGTCTTTCAACCAGTTTTCCTTTTTGATATAGGTGTTGTTCAAGATGTAATGTTCTTCTTTCACTTTGTATGGTTTTGATGAGTATGTAATCTCACTTGGTCCTAAAGGGTTGTGCCATTTCGTTAAGTCCTTGAACGCCAAAAATTGTATTCTACCGTCTGCGAAAAACATTACCTTTGATGGTTTATCTAAACGCCTTGTGACATACCTTTCTTCCCTTAGTCTGCCCTTGTTATCGTATTTTTTAACCACAGGCTCGTCCTCTGTAAAATGTTTTCTCATCCAACTTGATGTGTATTTATAACCTAAAGGCTCTTCACTATTATGTTTGCTTCTATTCCAACTTATACCAGCCCATACCTCTTGGTGTAAATATGTTCTGCTCTTCTCATCTTGTCTGTAAAACTTTTGATAACCATAACCGCACTTACAGAAGTGTAATACTACCTTATCACCGTAGTTTCTGTATGTGTCCATCAACAATGCCTTTCCACATAGGGGGCAAGTTGTTTCACTTTTCAAATCTTTTGTTTTCATATCTTTTTTTATGTGTTTATAGTTTTATAGTGTTAAAAATATAAAAGGTTTGCTATTTCTTAAACTTTTTCAAAAAAAGTTTTCCATCCTTTGTATAAGTTTGATTATCAAGGTTTATGTTGAACTTCTCAATACCCATTTCTAATAACTTTGTCGCTATACCTTTCCCTTGATACAATGGTTTAACTACGATGAACACATTGCCTTTCTTTTCCCTAAACTCAGGTATGTCTATGTTGTAATGGTTCAATGTCCCAACGAGTTGTCCTTTCCTATAACATAACAAGCAACTCACATAATCTTCGGGCTCATAAAGGTATATGCCGTCTTTTCTTTTCATAGGATACTGACTTGTCATCATCAAGGTGTCCCACATACTCCATTTTTTTTTCATATCTTAATATTTTTTTATGTGTTTATAGTTTTATAGTGTTAAAAATATAAAAGGTTTGCTAATTTCTGGTTTTTTTTCAAATAAAAAAAATTAAAATAGTCAAAAACATAAAAAATGTATATAACTAATTATGGCAGTATATTTAAAACCAGAAGATTTATATTTTGAACTTGTTGTGTGTAAGGGTAAGGGTAAGGCGTCCGAAAAATTATCGGAGTATTTCTACTTGATTGCTGACAACTTAAAAAACAAAGCAGCATTTTTCATAACTGACTTTCACGATGATCAGGTCCAAGAAGCATATTGTATGATGATGGAAAGTTGGAGGTTGGTTGATTGTGATAAGTATAACCCTGCGGGTGTCTTTGCTTATTTCACTGAAAGAGGTAAAAGGAGTTATACTAAAATATATAACATCTATCTTGATCGTCAAAGTAGAACTAACTACGAAACTATACCAAAAGTAAGTTTATCTAATTTTGATTATTCTTAAACTAAAACTCAATTTTTTTATATATATGTTTGAAGATGTAGTTCATTATTTTTTTGGCATAAATTATTTTTTTGTATCACACATCTTCAAGATTTTTGTTTTCATATCAAAAAAAAAACCCTCGTCCTGAGGGTTTTTTAAGTTATGTGTTATTATATAAATAGTTTCTAACATCTTCACCAACACCAACATTATATATGTATATTCCACTCATACTTGATTTTGGATCTCCTGTTTGCCACCCACCAGTTCCTATAAAATTATATGTTTGTGCTTCCCAATCACCACTACCTGTTGGTGCGAATAAATCACTTTCGTTTTGAAAGTTCATAATAAAGATTTTATCATTATCAGGGTTGGTTGTTGCTATATTGTGTGTTAAAGTGTTATTCAAATATATCTTTAAGTTGGATCCACTTTTTACTATACCTAAATGATACCAAGTTCCATTTGTTAAAGTTCCAGATGCCACCGTGGTTTCTCCTCCATTATGACTTAAAACATAATCACCAGCAATGGTCCAAAAATTAAAGTTATTCTTTTTAGTTGATGAATTATATGGTCCTAAACCGAAATAACCTACATTATAGGGCCAAGTGTGATATGTGCTCCAATTAGCAGGAGCATAATATGTTGTATCACAAGCCTTGAACCAAAAGAATATACTAAAATCACCAGTATCTAAACCGTGATTTGCTTGTGATATACCATAAATTGCCCTTGTTGTATATACCGTATAATCATCTAAAGGGTATGCTCTAAAAGAAGCGAAATTATCAGGCCAAGAAGATGTAGGAAAAGGGTACGGATTTGTAGGTAGTAGTGCTCCGTTAGATGGTCCTGATGTTCCATTGTGATCATTTTCATACCATATATGGGGGTTGGAAGTTGTATTTGATCCAGGAGCATATTGCCAAAATCCAGATGTTTTATCAATATAACTCTGCCAATATGTTAAAAGTCCAGCATTCCAAGGTGTAAATATAACTAAATCATCATCAGTTCTTCTAACAACTTCACCATTCACACTATTAAATATAACTTCATTTACCATTACTTACGAAAGTTTTTTTTTGCGTAGATTTGAAAAGTTGAAAACTTTTCTATCAACACATCAATTTTAATAACCAAATCTTTATAGTTGTCTTTGATTTCACTATTTATTGCGTTGAACTTATTTAAATTTTTTGATTGTTCTAATTCACCCCATCTAACATCGTTTAATCTTTAACTTTCTTTTCTAGATACACTCTAAAATCTGCGAACTTATCTATTAGTATATCAATCTTATTCACAAGTTCTTTATAATTATCTTTCAAATCGGACGCTATAGTAGTGAACTTTTGTTCATTTTTTAAGAACTCACCTAAACCCCAAGCAATATGTGCATCTAGTTTTTTATCCACATTTTTAATTTTAATATCCAATTCGGCTAGATTGATTTTTATTCTAACCCAAAACGTTATTAGGGTTATTATCCAAAACATTATAAGCCCGATTAGGGCGATGTATTCTCCTGGTGTCATAATTATTTTCCCTCATTTATTTTTTGTAATTTTCTTTTTCTCTCAATCTTTTTATGGTTTTTCAAAAGATACTCAATATATTCTATTTCAAAAGGAGTTCCCCATTGATCTTCTCTCCACATTTCTATTGTAGCACCACTAATAAAAGTATAATCAAACAACATATTTTCTAAATCTTCCATAACATTTTTAATTTATATATATTTTTTAATCATCATCCCATCTATCATAACCCAAATGTGATGATATTTGACCTATTGTTCCAGCAGCGTTTAATTGATAAGGAACTCCTATTCTTACCCAAAAAGTTATTAGTGTTACAGCCCAAAACAATACAAGTCCTATAAGGGCAATCCATTCTCCTGCTCCCATAATTATTTTCCTTCATTTATTTTTTTAAGTTCCTATTCTAACTGCTCTAACTTTATTACTAAACTGAACTCCCACCGTGATGGGGTTGCTAGTTGAATATAATAGTAGCACTGGTGATCTTGTTGTTCCATTACCAAATGATGAAGTCCAATGATTACCACCTACCCATCCTATATCTGTTCTAACATTCCACGCTAAATGGAGTTCATCATAACTCGGCAACCACCAATCATTATATCCACCACCTGTATATTCTTTACACCACTTAGCAGCATACTCATAATCTATACAAGTTATACCTGTGATCAAATTAGTATTATTTAAACCATCTCCAACTGCTCTATTATTATCATCAGGAAAAGCAGCAGAATATGCTGCTGTTGAACCTGTACACCCCCACTTATAACCAACATCATCAGTTGATATAATCCAAATGGTCTCACCTGATATATTAAAAACTCTACCACCTTGATAAAAACTTCCAATGC